CTATATTTCTCAGGTGTTAATATTGCATACTTTTGCAGGAAAACAACTCCTTTAGTTTTTAGTCCTCCTACCCCATCAGGAACACTGAGGAATTGAGTATGTACTTGAAAATCCCTAAGTGTAAAATTTGCAAAATCAAAAAAAAAAGTCTCAATATTTTTTTGATTAAACCACTTACCAAAGTAACTTGGAAATCCTAAAACGTTGTCATCACCATATACTGCTAAAGCTATTTTCTTTTCTTTTACTGCTTGAGTATATTTAATTTTAAATTCTATATCAGTGATCATATAATAGGTAAACATTGAATAGTAGACAAGAGCTGTTATCCAACTATCTCCATGAGAGGTTTCATATGCACCAGAAGGCATAACACCGTCAATAACTCGCCATATATCTCCTATCACTTGAGTTATTTTTGTAGTAAGACGATGTGTCGCTACATTAAGCATCTGCTCATATAACTGCTTATCTAATTCTTGCTCAAACTTTAGATAAACTTTAGACCATCTGGAGTACACTTGCAACATTTGCTTAACAACACTAGTATCATATGCTGATATATCAAATGTTACATATCTCATATCGCTATCATCATATCTAAAGTACTCCGCAAAGCTTTCCATTCCACCTCTATTCCAATCTCGACCTATTTGAATAAGGTTTCCTCGCTCTATCTTCTGTCTATATCCATGAACTACCTGAGAATTTAGTATTGTGATTAAATCAGGTATAAAATACTCTCTAGCTTTATTATTAACTTTCTCAAGCGCTTCAAGAGTAATATCTTCAGCGTGCATAATCTACTGTTTAACCACAATACGATGAGTAGGCATAGGCAATTGATAAGAACCGCCTGATCGAAAATCATCAACCGCTTTATCTAATATTTTTGCAGCATAAGGAATCTGCTCTAATTTCTTTCCTCGCACCGTAACGTGCTTAACAACTCCTGATTGCATAGTATATCTCTGTTCAGGACCTGGTCGTCCTCCTGAAGATGCATTCATAGAGATGACTACGCAATCTTGTACTGCCTTGTCATAATTCCAAGTTATTGTATGATAAAGCTTATCCCATCCTTGTTCTTTACTCATCATTGATATAGCTAAAGGTATAATATGCTTATTCTCTTGCATCAAAGGAGGCATTTGATGCGTATTCTTATTATATCGCTCTACTAACTTCTTAATCTTATGAGGGTATAATGATTCATGAGAGTAAGCACTAAAAGGATAATCAATATACTCATCGTTTTGCTTAATAGAAACTCCACAAAACGCACTATTAAAAAAAGACATAGACCTCACTGCTCTCTCCAATAGTGTATAACCATTATCATTCCATGGCGTGCCAGGAATATATATCTTTGATGTTTTAACATATTTCCAAATCTTGGTATGCCACCAAGACATTGGTTTCTTTATTCTCAAATAGGATGAAAAATAGAGAACATCCCACTCTTTATACGGAAGTAGTATCTTTTCGTTTAAAACGAACTCTGCTTCACAGGGTATAGTACCTTGAAATGGAGGAGGAACCGGATACTGGTTTGGACCTACATTGACTGAGATAGAATTTAATGCTTCCAAAATATTATGACTTCCTTCTATCTTCATAACCCTACCCTTGTAAAGAT